GCATTCTACTTTGGGTCTTCATCCGGTTCTCAGAAGAAAGACCAGATGATCTACAATTCAACACCGAAAGAATGAGCCATGAAAGACAATTTTGAAGAATCACTCGCCCATGTTTTGAAATCGGAAGGGGGATACGTCGATCACCCCAAAGACCCAGGAGGAGCAACAAATCTCGGTTGCACCAAAAAAGTTTGGGAAGAATGGGTCGGCCATGAGGTAACCAAAGATGACATTAAAGCCCTCACAGTCGCTGATGTCGCCCCGCTCTACAAAGCGCGGTACTGGGATAAATGCTGTTGTGATGATCTTCCACGAGGTGTGGATTTTGCGGTGTTTGACCTTGCTATCAATAGTGGGCCTAGCCGTGCTAGTAAATTCTTGCAAAATTGTGTCGGCACTACTTCGGATGGTATTATTGGAAAAGGAACCCTTGCCGCTGTTGCTTTAGTGAACCCAAGAGACTTAGCTTCTCAAATATGTGAAGCTCGAATTAAATTCTTACAAGGTCTTCCCACTTGGGATACTTTTGGAAAGGGTTGGGGTCGCCGAGTTGCAGAAGTTGAAAAAGTGGCATTTAATATGGTAGGATAGTGTTATGGTCGGATTAACATACTCAACCTACGTTGAACAAATTGCCACGATGGCGGTTGTGCAAGAAACTGACGTGAATTACCTCACCATCGTCCCGTCCATGATTGATTACGCCGAATTGCGAATGCAACGCGATTTAGATTTTCTTTCGACGCAGATCAGCGATTCGTCTTATTCGTTAACTTCCGGCAACAACACGCTGACAATTCCAACATCATCGTTTGTGTCTTTGCAGACGTTTGAGGTTATTGACGGGTCAGGCAACTCGACTCCGCTGTTGGCAATTGGAAAAGAATACATTCAAAACGTTTATGGCGGCGGATCGACGACAGGTTTGCCGAAATACTTTGCAGTTTATGGCGGAGACTCTGCAACAACTGGCAAAACATCGCAACACATCATTGTCGGGCCAACTTCGGATTCAACATACTCAGTTCGGTTGACTGGAACAGTTCGCTCAACTCCTCTGTCTGCCGCAAACACCACAACGTTCATCAGCGTTTATCTGCCGGACTTGTTCATCATGGCTTCGATGGTTTATATTTCTGCTTATCAGCGCAACTTTGGCCGTCAGTCCGACGATCCTCAGATGGCTCAAAGCTACGAAAGCCAATATCAAGCCCTCAAGGCAAGCGCGTTGGTTGAGGAAAACCGCAAGAAGTTCGAGGCGGCGGCTTGGACAGCCTACTCACCATCTCCTGTCGCTTCACCAACGAGGTAACCTCCCATGCCTCACGCAACGATGAAGCTGATCCCTGGTATTGATACCTACAAGACACCTGCCTTGAACGAGGCTGCGTTTTCAGAGTCTCAGCTTATTCGTTTCGTTCCGGACAGATCCGGCATGGGCCTTGTTCAGAAAATGGGCGGTTGGGTTGATTGGTCGACTCAAGGGCCAATTACAGGCACTATTATGGACATTCACCCTTGGCAAAATTTGGTCGGGGATGCAGCTCTTGCTGTTGGAACAGAGGATAGTATTTCTGTTCTTGATGGTGTGAGCAGAAACAACAACATTATTACTCCTCAAAAAACAACTTCTAATTCTCCGAAAAGCACATACACCGTAACAATAACAAATGCGACTCCGGCAGTGGTAACCGCGACAGGAAGTTCCTACCCACCAGGAACTCCGATCGTATTTTCCACGACAGGGACTTTGCCTTCTCCGCTTGCTGTGAATACAGTTTATTATGTCGCGTCAACCATTCCAACGCCAACAGCGAACACTTTTGGCGTGTCAACTACAGTTGGCGGGACTGGCATCGCAACGACCACGGCAGGAAGCGGCGTTCATACGGTGACCGTTCCGCTTGCATCGACCACGAGCGGGTCATCCACTGTCACCATTTACGACACAGGGTTGGGCGTTCAGTCTGTTTCATTCACCAATGGGTCGCCAACGGTGGTCACAGCTGCTGTTGCGCCAACGCTCGACACAAGCGTGGTGTTTTATGGCACGTCGCTCCCCACAGGAGTCACGCAAGGCATGACTTATTACGCTCAACCTTTGACTGCCACAACGTTCAATATTTCGACAACAACCTTTGCGAGTGGCACCCTAACCCTTGTCAACACGACAACGACAGGGACAGGTACGGTTTACACCCCAAACCAATTAAGAGACGGGTTTTCTTCTTGGATAAAAACTCCAATCAGCATATCAAATTTGATTGTGAGCGGAATTTATTCAATTCAAGCTTATATCGCAAGTTTGTATTTTAACGTTTATGAGATCGATGTCGGGATTGCCGCGACTTCAACAACAAGCATTTCAACGCTTCCGGAGTTCGATCCCGATACAGGGTTTTCAACAATTGTTGTAACTCAAGCCAATCACCCATATCAGGACGGTTTCACGGCGACGTTTCTCACGTCAACGACTTCTGCGGGTGTAACAATTTTTGGCGATTATTTTACAACATTCATAAGTTCGACCCAATATCAAATAACCGCTTCGTCTGCCGCGACAAGTAGCACTGCGTTTTTAATGAATTTGGGCAGTGCGCAATTTACTTATTATTATAACATTCCATCATCTTTTGCCGCTTTAGGTTATGGTTCAGGCGGATATGGCGAAGGAGGATATGGTGCGGGAATTAAAATTGGTTATCCTTCTGCTCCGACAGTGACGACAACCAATTGGACAATTAACAACTTTGGTGAAATTCTCACTGCGAATGTTCAAAACGGTGAGATTTATTATTGGTCGCCAACCTCCAACACAACAACGATGTTTTTGTTGGAGACCGCCCCAACGGCGAACGCAGGACATTTCATTGCGATGCCATCCCGACAGGTTGTGGCTTACGGTTCAACAGTGACAGGCGTTCAGGATCCATTGTTGATCCGGTGGTCGGAGGCCGGAGACGCAACCATTTGGCAAGCCTCCGCGAATAACCAAGCTGGTTCTTTCCGAATTGCGGAAGGAAGCGCAATCATTGGCGGAATTCAGGCTTCGCAACAGGCTTTGATTTGGACGGACCTTGCTCTTTGGGCGATGCAATACATCGGCTATCCGAACGTGTACGGGTTCAACAAGCTCGCAGACGGCGTTGGGTTGATTGCGCAAAAGGCGGTCGGCACTCTTGGGAGATCGACCTATTGGATGTCTTTTGGAGGATTCAACGTTTTGTCTGAAGGTGGCCCGCAAGACATGGCCTGTCCTGTTTGGGATCAAGTATTCCAAAACTTGAACACCAGTTTGGACCCAAATGGTTTTCCTTATAGCAATTTGATCCAGTGCGCCACGAACTCTGTTTTTGACGAAGTGATGTGGTTTTATCCTTCTTCAAATTCAACGTATAACGACTCATACGTCAAATATAATACCCTCACCCAAGCATGGGATTACGGCACATTGGATCGTGTTGCGTGGTGCGATCAATCCGTCCTTGGGCCACCGCTCGGCGCGGACAGCGATGGCTACATCTGGCAACATGAAATTGGTTACAACGCCGGTTTTTCGCCAATGGTGTCGTCATTTGAAACGGGTTACATGCAATTGAACGATGCGGACAACTTGATCTTTATTGATCAAATTTGGCCTGATTTCAAATGGCAAACAACCGAGCAACAATCGACTGGTTCCGCAACTTCAGCGACCGTGTATTTAACTTTTTATGGAGCGGATTATCCAGGAGATACCCCTACCCAATATGGCCCATACGAAATGAATTCAACAACGCAGTACTTGAGTGTTCGGATCCGAAACCGTTTGCTTCGTATTTCATGCTCCACAGCAGACGCAAATGGTGTTGCGTTAAACAATACATTCTTCCGGATTGGCGCACTGCGCTACCGTGCTCAACCTGATGGGAAATTCTGATGGCAAGTCTTGACGATATCCTCACCACCCAGAAAAACGGCGTCATTGCAATTGGCGAATATCCAAGCGCATTGGCCAAGTTCGCCGGAACAAACAACACAAAAGAAATTGCGGCGGCAACAACTTACCAAATTAAAACTAAAAGCGGTTGGTTTGCCAACGTTTCTGTTATTGTAGCAGGGACAACAACCGGAACCGTTTACGATTCCTCCAACACCAACTCGCTGACAGGTTTGCGGATTTACACCGTCCCCAACACAGTTGGCGTGTTTCAAGTCCAAGTTCCTTTCGCAGACGGCCTTGTCATTACCACTGGAACAGGACAGATTGTTTCTGTCACTTATACGTGAGGTCATTATGCCGTTGAAAAAAGGCTCTTCCCAAAAAACAGTCAGCTCCAATATCTCGGAGATGATGCACTCTGGTTATCCCCAGAAACAGGCAGTAGCTGCTGCACTAAATGTTGCTCGTCAAGTAAGAAGCGACAAAGCGTTTGGTGGTACAAAGACAACAACTACAGAACCGTTTATGAAACCATCACCAGCAACGTCTTTTCATAGCGGTCCAATTCATTCACCAGTAGCTGGACGAACTGATCACCTGCCTATGCACGTCAAATCGGGGTCGTACGTAATACCCGCCGACATTGTTTCAGCTATGGGCGAAGGCAACACCATGGCAGGTTTTAAAATTGCTAAAAAGATGTTCGAGTCAAAACCATACTTTCAAGAAGGCGGACCGTATGGTGCTAAGGGGCTAGAGAAAGCAGAAGGCGGCGCAGTGGGGTTGGTTCCTATCATTGCGGCGGGGGGCGAGTATGTTATACCACCAGAGGCGGTAAAACAGATCGGTAAGGGGGAACTAAGCAAAGGCCACAATATTCTTGATAAATTTATCAAAAAAATGCGGTCTAAGACTATTAAAACGTTGTCGAAACTTCCAGGGCCAAAGAGGGACTAAATGGCTGAAGAACTTGAAATTAGAATAGCTACACCAGAAGACGAAATGCCATTGCTAGAATTAGCACTTCGTGCGTGGAAAGAAAATGGCATTGATGACGTTAACCCTGAAAAAATGTTAGGTATGATAAAGCCAGCGGTGTACTTGTGGCAGGGTTTGTGTGGCATTATAGGGAAACCACGAGAAAAAATAGAAGGTGCTGTATTGCTAAGAATTAGTCAGATGTGGTATTCTGATAGTTGGATTCTTGAAGAGAAAGCTATATTTGTGGACCCTGAGTATAGAAATGCAAAGGGTGGTAGGGCTAGACTTCTTTGCGAATTTTCTAAACGGGTGTCGGACGAGTTAAGCCTGCCTCTTTTAATAGGTGTACTGTCCAATCATCGTACAGAAGCTAAAGTAAAACTGTACGAACGACAATTTGGTTCCCCTGCTGGAGCGTTTTTCTTGTATAACGCCCAAACAGGACACAAACAACTGGAGCATTAATCATGGGCGGTAAAACCGGCACGACGACCCAGACCATTAAAATTCCTAAAAATATAATGGATCGGTATGATGCAATTAACAAACGTGCTGAGGGTCTTGCAGATACCCCATTTAAAAAATTCGGTACATCCCCTGAAGATTTTGTCGCTCAACTAAACGACCAGCAGAAGGCGGGCATGGCTGGTATGGACCAGTATGCCAATGCCGCACAACCCGTTTTGAACGAAGTTCAGCAAGGCTACACTCCTGAAGGTTTCAGCCAAGGCGTGAAAGGGTACATGAACCCTTACCTTGAGAATGCAGTAAACGCCACTAGAGAGCAGATGACGAATGTTGCTGGTCAACAGCAAGCTCAGATGAAGGGCTCCGCGATCGGTCAGGGCGCATTCGGCGGTGACCGTTCTAATATTGGTTTGGGCAATTTAATAAACCAACAAAACCTTGCCCTCGGTCAAACGATCGGGGGTATGCAAGCTCAAGGATTTCAAGATGCTTCTCGTAATTATTTAACAGGTCTTGGACAGCGTGGTCAAACTGCCCTTGAAGCTCAAAAGGCTGGCTTAGAAGGTGCAAGCGCACGTATTGGTGCGGGTACTCTTGGTCAACAGACTCAGCAAGCTGGTAAGAATGCACTGTATAGCCAATTTCAGCAGGAACAGTCTTACCCATTTCAAGTGGCACAGTTTCTTGCCAACATTGGTATGGGAACGGGTCAATTGTCTGGCTCTACCACGACTACTACTCAGCCAATGGGATTCTTTTCAGATCGTCGCTTGAAGACCGACATTCGTCACATTGGTGACACCCATGATGGTCAGCCAATATACAAGTATAAATATAAAGGCGACCCTGAAGAACAGACGCATATTGGCTTGATGGCTCAGGAAGTAGAAAAACATCATCCTGAAGCAGTTGGTGTAGCAGCTGGATTTAAGACTGTTGATTATGACAAGGCTACCAAAGACTCTGAATCAGCAGGTGGTGTTGTGTCACCGTCTAACGGTCGCGAAAATTATGCCGTTGGTGGTAGTTTGCCATACGGGTCACCCTTGTCTATTAACATACCTTTAGAATCACCTCAAATTAAAGGATTATCCCTTCCAGGTGCTCCTCCAAAAATTGGTGGAGGATTAGAAGAAGCGGCAAATAACGCTAGTAGCATTTCTAGCCTTATGAAAAATGGAAAAGCAGCATATGACTGGTATAAAGGGCTAAATCCGGAACCAAGTGCAGCACAAGTAGCTGGGGGTTCCGGTAACTATCTTGGAAAAGTACCTTATGCCACTGGTGGTGTTATACCTTACGACGATGAAGAAGAAACGGGTAAAAAAGACGAATTCAAATTAGACATTCCAGATCAAGCGCCTTCTGGTGGTTTGCAAAAGCCAGGGCAATCGCCTTCGGCTCCGCAAGGCGCGGGTAATGATCTTATGAATGCTTTGTCTTTGGCTAAGACGGGTACTTCGATGTATCAGACAATAGCCCCTATGGTTTCGTCGGCTATGGCTCCAGCAGCGGCGGCAACGGCGGGTCAAATAGCAGCGGCTCCTTTAGCGGCGGCGGCAGCTCCGGCGGCAGCAGCTGGAACAGCAGCAGCAGGGGCTGGTATCGGTGCTACCCTAGCATCAGCGGCTGGAACTGCTATGAGCTGGCTTCCTGCATTGTTCATGTTGTCTGACGAACGGGCAAAAGACGGTATTGAAAATATCGGTACAACGTTCGATGGTCAGAAAATCGTAAAATTTAATTACAAAGGGTCACCGCAAAAGCTTATTGGCCTGATAGCTCAAGACGTTGAAAAGCATCACCCTGACGCAGTGAAAGTCATTCAGGGTCTTAAGTCGGTTGATTATGACAGAGCAACGGCAAAATCTGCAGAAATTGGCAAGCGACGAGCGACAGGCGGCGTTGCAGGTCGTCACGCATATCAAACGGACGGAGCGGTTACTCTACCAGAATATGGTAGCGATGACAATTTAATTCTTCCTAAAGAAGAAATAAAAGTACAAACACCTGAGCCAGTAGTTGACTTGGCTAAAGAAGTAATGTCTCCTGAAAAAACTGATACACCACCAATTGTTGAGCCTACTTTTGACAACATTCTTAAAGTGTCTAGGGCAGCTACTAAGAAGATTGAAAGCGGCGGTGATTATAGTATTATTGGTCAGCCTGTTAAGAGAAAAAATGGCGTAGTTGACCGTGCTCTTGGCGCTTATCAAGTGATGGAATCTAATATTCCATCATGGACAAAAGAAGCCCTTGGTAAGTCATTAACTGCTGACGAATTCCTTAATAACCCAGAAGCTCAAGACAAAGTGTTTGATTACCATTTTGGCAAGAATTTAAAAGCGTACGGCAATCCTCTTGA